GTCGTAGCTGGCCAGGATGGCCACGTCGCTGCGGGTGCTGTTGGTGCTGCGGTTGGCACCAGAGGCGTCGGGGTAGCCCAGGATGCGGGCGTGCGGGTAACGACGGCGCAGCTCTTGGCCAATGGCGTCGGTGTCATGGGCGGCTGCGATCTCATCAAAGAAAAAGAGTTCTTGCCCACGACGCACGGCTAGGGCGGCGTTGGTGTTGCCCACGTTGAAGTCGATCCCAACCAGGATGGTTTCCTCGTCTTCGATGGGGGCGATGTCCTCGCGGACGTGCTTGATGCGGTCGAAGCGGTCATACACCTGGCCGGTGGTCAGGTTGACGAACTCGCCGTCGAGGTAGGCACGCAGCAGTTGGGGGTCGTAGTTGGCCTGCAGGCGCTCGATGAAGTCAGGCGGCAGATGGGGGTTGTCTGCCGTGCGCATCTTGATCAGCCGGCGGTCAGCTCGCTGCTGAGCATCGTCACTGCCGAAGGTGTTCCACATCCAGCGGAATCCTTCAGGCGTCGAGGCTGCACCGAACTGCCGCACGTTGCCGGCACGCAAGCGACCCAGGATCTTGGGGAATGCTTTGCTAGCGATGGATGGGGCGACGGTGTCGATCTCGTCAGCCAGCACCCATGCCAGGTTGAGGCCAATGATGCGCGACCAGTTCTCAAAGGATCGGCACAGGATCTTGGTATCCCCGCCAGGAAGGTGCAGGGTGTATTCCGGCAGTGGTGAGGCGCGGAACGTATAGGGGATGTCGTAGGCCTCTAGGAAATCGTCAAAGTCGTTTTGCCAGATGTCGCGGATCAGTGGGCCGGTGGGTTCCATGACCGCACCAATGAAGCCTTGGTTGGCAGCGGCTAGGTGGACGGCCTTGGCACAAAGGGAACGGGTTTTGCCGGCGCCGTAGCCAGCGGAGATGCCAATGATCTGGGTGCTGGTGTCATCGACAAAGGCGAGCTGGCCAGGGTGCAGGTCAGCACGGATGCGGGTAAGGAGAGTGGCGGTGTCCTCTTGAGTGGTGGCTTGCATGAAGCCGAGCAACGGGCCATTAGCAATGCCGGCCAGCAGGCTCATGCCGGTCGGCGGATGATGGTCTTAGCCGTGCCGTCAGGCTTGACCGCGATGACGTGATGAATACGGGGCTCGTTGCCTTTGGGCTGCAGGATGCGGCCTACTGCGGTAACAACAGGTTTCATGCCCATCGACGTGCTTGCTCCATACGACGAATGTTGTTTTGAGTGCGCTTTGCAGCATTGGCTCGCCTTGTTGCAGCCGTTTTTTCACTCCTAGATAGCTTAGGTGCAGTAGTTGACCTGCGGCGATTACTGAAGAGCTGAGCCGCTGAAAACTCACCAGTTTTGGCACGTCGAGCCAATGACGAATAACTGTCAGCAGCCGAACGCAATGCATCAGCCGTTCTAAAAGCTCGCCTAGTGCTGGGGCTTGCAAAGCCACGATCCGCCCCAGCAACAGCTTTCTCAGCAGCGCGGGCACGCTTTTCGGTGAGCTTGGCACGCCGCTCAAATGCAGCCTGACTTAAATCTGGTGATGAACCTTTCCTGCTTGCCGCACCAATAGGCATCGCTTTAGCGCCAGCCTTGCTGGCGGGCTTGGCTTTGCCCCCACCCTTGTAAAAAGCCAAGGCTTGCTGTTGAGTGCGTGCGGCGTTGGCTGCCATCCTTCCAGCCGACTCTTGACGCCAAGCCGCTGGATTACTGATGTTCATGCCACGGCGTTTCTCGACCTGCTTTGCTCTGCTGATGCGCTGTGATTCAGCTGTACGCGTACGCTTAGGCTTTGCTGCTGCATTTAGTGCCTTGGCAGACGACTGAGCTGCACGCTGTTCAATGCGATCGGCTTTTGACCGTAATGCCTGCGCTTGGCGGCTCATACCAAGTCCCTTTATGCCTTGATTTAACTCTGAGGTTCGTGCCCGCGAGCTGAGTGACATGTTGGTCATGGCCGTATCGCCACGACGACCCACGCCCATCAGGCTGTTGCCTTTGGCCTCAAGGCGATCAGCCCGCTGCCGTAGCTGCGTTGCGCGGGATTGAGCAGCTGCTGGCTTGATCTTTCCACTAATTGCCCCAGGCTGCAACCCCCTTGGCTTGCCAACCGTTCCCGCAGGCCCACCCGCAGCTTTGATGGTCTGACCTTCACGCTTGATCCCACCAGCAGTCTTGAGCCGTCCACCCCTTGCCGTTGCACCAGCACCCTTGGAAGCAAACCGTCCACGGTTGTCCCGAGCGTATTTGCGTGCCATGGCCTAGGGGTCTGTGCCGCTAGGTTTCCGCTCAGCTCATTTCAAACCGCAGCAGCTTGGCCTGGTCTTCCAGTGCCTTGAGCGCAATGCCAAGCTGATTGGATTCAGCAGCGCGGCGCTCGTATTCAGTCAAGCGAGCAATGGCAGCAGCCAGCCATTGGGGGCGCTCCAGCTCGGCATCAAGCTGCATCAGTTGGCGTGCGCGAGAGATATAGGTTTCAGTTGTACGTTCAGCCACGCCCCATGTTTCCGCCGCGTATCGCAGAATCTGAGTACGGCTGTATGCGCGTAAAAGCAAATCGTAGACGGCGTTGACACGCTCATCAATTTCTACGTTGGTAGCTTTCTTGGCCATGGCCAGAGTTTAACCGGGCGATGGCATAAAGAGCGTGCCATCTGCGGCTAAGAGGTTCAGGCGCATCTCAGCATCCTCGAACGAGTATGCCCAGATCGTTGCTAAGCGGGGGATGGTTTCAGGGGCGACCGTGTAGGTGAAGAGGTAGTGCCCGTTGAGGGGGATTTCTGGGTGCGTGGGAAAGTAACCACCTGTGAGGAGGAAGGTTGCCAGGAGTTGGCGGGCGATGTATTCCGCTTCAGTGAAGGTGGAATCGTCTTGCATGACGACACCAAAGGGTTCACCGTCTTGGGGGTGTTCAGCAACGATTGACCAGGGTTCCATAGGGCCTGGACTGTTGCGGTTAGGTTGCCAGCGGGATGATGGTGATGATGGCACCGGGGTGTTCCGAGGGTGTCGTATAGCGCTTGGTATGGGATGAGATAGCAATGCGCGCATCATCTTGAAGAAGGCCAGCGTCGACGAGAGCATCTTCAGTAGAGCGCAAGCATTTGCTGCCATCGGGTTTGACGGAGTGGAAGGTGGGAGCGGAGGGTTTGAGGGTGCCTTTGGCGGTGTAGTGGGACTTGGGGCGTGGGAAGAGGAAGATGCAGGAGAGGGAGACGGGTCCGGTGATGGTTGGTTGGTTGAGGGCAACGGCGGCTTGTTGAACGAGGAAGCGCCATGGCTTGACGTTTTTGGAGGACTCGATCATGCGGCCATTACCAACGTGCCGCTTCGATCCTTGAGGAGCAGGCGGCATACCGGCCACGGTGAAGGTGATCACTGGTGCGAGCGTTCCTGAAGGAGGTTGCGCAGGCGTTGCAGTTCGCCTTTGGCTGATGGTGCGATGGGTTGCTGCAGGCGGTCATCCAAAATCCAGAGCAGGCCGTGGAGGGTGTCGGTCATGCCTTGTTGGTAGGCCGCTGCGTTGGGGTCAACGGGTGGCGGCTGCAGGGCCTGGCGTAGGGCAGCGGTAGGGATCATCAGAGGCTGCGGATGGTCCAGTAGGTGGTGAGCTTGGTTTCAGCTTCACCAAGAGCTACGGCCAACTCTTGGGCTGCTTTGAGAGCAGTTTGCTGCTGAATGATGTGCTCGGGGTAGGTGTAGGACTTACGGCTGGCTGAGGTGAGCTTGTAGTCGTTCCAGAGCAGGGGTTCGTCGGGATTGACTTCACCGGCATCCACCAACGTGTCGAGGTCAGCTAAGGCTGCTTGCAGGCTGGCTTCCCAGTCCTTGATGGCAGCTTTGGCAATGGTGATGCGCTCAAGGGTGTCATCGAGCGTGGGCAATGATGACGGCGAAGATGGCTGTGAAGAAGATGAAGACGTAGAGGTTGGAGCGGTCGATGCGGCGGTGCGGGGCATGGGTGGTCACGGTGAGGATGGGGTGATTGAGGAACGGAGGAAGTTGGGGAGATGTCATGCGGTCACCTCTTGCGGGAGGTAGATGCGTTGCAGCCAGGCATCAAAGTCAGGGTCAGAAAAACCGCTGAAGCCGGGTTCAGGCATGGGCTTGCGGTTGTAGTTGGACCACATGCGGTGAACCCATTCGGGATACAGCCGCAGCTCTTCGCGGACGTAGGCCTGCTCGTAGGGATTGGCGGGATGCTCTGGGGAAGGAATGCGTCCGGTATTGGCCAGCCAGGCGCGGTAACGGATGCAGGGGGTCATGTCGTGTTTCATTCCA